CAAATAATTTAAGAGGATTGCTGGATGTATCCTATACAGGATACTAAGAAAACCATAGAGAAGATAGTATTCTTATCAAATAATTTAAGAGGATTGCTGGATGTATCCTATACAGGATACTAAGAAATTACATATATAATATATCCATATGTTGTTATATCATTTTTTTTATTTAATAAGAATAAAAAAAAGTATTTATTCATTATTTAATAACAAAAAAAACTGATATAAAAGATGTGTATAATACTTATTCAACTCAATAATATAGAAAAATGTTTCAAAGCACAAATGTTAGAAGACTTACAACAACTGAAAATGGTGCTGTTTCTCTTAAATCATCAGGAGATTGTAATATTGACTATTTCATGATGTTGACTAGAACTCTAAGTATAGACGATCATGTAAAACATCTTGAAAAATGCTGGAACACTAATCCAGAATATACTGTTGCGACAATTTTTAATTGCCGCGATAGACAAAAAGGTAAAAAAGAAAAGAGGGTTTCTAATGAAGCTATGTTGTGGCTACGTAAAAACAAACCAAAAACTTATATGCAAAATATTAAGACATATATTAATAACTATGGTTGTTGGAAGGACCTGCTATATATAGCTTATCAGCTGAACAAATCATATACTATTGATAAAAACTACGAGTTAGAACTCTTTGCGTTACAACTTAAAGATGATTTAGTATCATTATCAAATAATCCACAAATACAAGTATCTCTTTGTGGTAAATGGGCACCTAGTGAAAATGATAGAAACGACAAGAGAAAACAATTTGCAAAAAAGATCGCTACAATTTTGTATCCAAAAGATGGAAGTAATAAAATGGAAAAATATAGAAAGGAATATATTTCTCCCCTAAGAAAAAAAATTAATATTATCGAGAGATTAATGTGTAATAATGAGTGGGATAAGATTGTTTATGAATATGTACCTGGAATGGCTTCTAAAAAGCTATTAAAAGCCTTTGTTAAACATGATAATGAAAGATATACCGAATATCTAAATGCTGTAAAACGAGGGGATAAAGAAATTAAAATTACAGGTCTACTTCCTCACGATCTTCTCAAATATTATATTGATAATTGTGACGAAGGCGTCAATGAAACAATTGAACTACAATGGAAGACAATGCTTGATAATGTAAGATCGAATGGTGTGTTAAAAAGTGCTATCCCTATTGTAGACCTTTCAGGATCAATGTTTTCTGCAAGCAATGGTGATATTCCAGCGCGTGTGTCCGCAACATTAGGTATAATGACATCATTATGTTGTAAGGACCCTTTCTACAAAAAGATAATTACATTCAGTGATGTACCAACATTTGTGGAACTACCAAACGAAACATTGTATGATTGTTATCATGCTATCAAAAATGTACAATATGGTTTGAATACAGATTTGGTAAAGACATGTGAAGCTATAATCAACTATGGTAAAGAAAATAATGTAGCGGATGAAAATATGGTAGATAAACTTATTATATTTACAGATATGCAATTTGATGAAGCTTCACCACAAGTTTGCGAACTATCGACTTTATATAATATTATTTGCAACATGTTTTTGAAAAATCAATATACGCCACCTAAGTTTATTTTCTGGAATTTAAATTCAAATAGTGGTGAGACATTTCCTGTTGATATTTCTGTGAAAAATACCGCTATGGTTTCAGGTTTTTCTGAACAGCTTTTGAAAATTTTCATGGAATATGATGAATTTAATCCAAAAATGATAGTTGATGAGATTCTAAAACCCTATCTTGGTAACGTATTTATAAGTGAAGATGAAAGATAAAACAGTGCGAATAATAACATATTGCATAAATAAAATTAAGTAAGTATTAGAGGATAGTGTAATGATATTTTTGATTCTACCAAATCAATTGTTTGATGTACAATACTTGGATAAATCATATGAAATTATTATATGGGAATGTCCTCATTTTTTTAAGGATTATAATTATAATAAAAAGAAACTCATATTACACCGAGCGTCTATGAAACATTACTATGATTATTTGAAACTAAAAGGTTTTAATGTGATATATAAAAATTACAATATTCCACTTAATAAAAATGAAGAATATATCATATATTATCCAATAAATAAATTAAAAGTTTTGGGTCTACCAAAAAATATTAAAATTTATCATATTCCAACACCAAATTTGTTATTATCATTAGATCTTGTAAAACAATATAGAGAGAAAACTCAAAAATTCTTTTTTAATGCATTTTATATGTGGTCTAAAAAACAATTAAAAATCATACCTAGTATCAAGTCGCAAGATAAATTAAATAGACAAGTACCTAAAAACCATATAAATATCAAACAACCTTTTGACGATATTTTCAATAAATCAGAACAAAAATATATTAAAGAAGCAATTGATTATGTAAATTTAAATTTTAAAAATAATCATGGTACAACAGATAATTTCATATATCCAATAACACATGAAAGTGCATTAAAATGGCTTGATCATTTTATTAAGAATAAATTTATACTATTTGGAGATTATCAAGATTATATAGACAGTAATAATAAGTATATTTATCATTCGTTATTATCTGCACTTATTAATATCGGTCTATTAAATCCAAATGAAATTATAGAGAGGATATCTAAAATAAAAAATAAAATTCCAATAAATAGTTATGAAGGTTTTGTAAGACAACTATTTTGGAGAGAATATCAACACTATTGCTATCTATATGTAGATTTTTCACCAAATTATTTTGGTAATAATAATAAACTAACCAAAGATTGGTATGAAGCAAAAACAGGTATACAGCCACTTGATGAAGCAATAATTGAAGCTTTTGACACTGGATATTTACATCATATTAAGCGTCTAATGGTTGTTGGAAATTATATGAATTTATCATTTATCAATCCATCGGAAGGTTTCAAATGGTTTATGGAATTTTCATGCGATTCATACGAATGGGTTATGTATCAAAATGTATATGATATGGTTTTTTTTTCAACAGGAGGTAAAACAACACGTCGACCATATATATCATCTGCAAATTATATTTTAAAAATGAGTAATTATAAACGTGGGAAATGGTGTGATGTATTAGATGCAAAATATAAAAGGTTTGTAGCTAAAAATAAATCTAAATTATTCAAATATAGATATTTTATTAGAATATAATTTTTTTATTGTATATTTTCAGTATGGATTTAGAATGTTTATCGATAATTTTAGATGATAAAAATAAATTAAATCATCAACTTAATAAAAACGATAATGAAATAAATGTAAATATAGAAGAAGAACATACAAATCAAGAAGTAGAATTAACAGACACAGATCCTTTAAATAAAAGATATTATATTGAATGTTTAAATGAAATTAGTAAAATAAATAGTACATTACCTACAATTTTAAAATTTAATAACGGATCTAATATGTCTAATAGTATAAACATAATTATAGATAAAAACAGTGAAAATAGTGAAAATAGTGAAAATATTGAAAACAGTGAAAACAGTGAAAATATATCATATACACCATCATCAAGTTCAAAAACACCTTTAACGGTACAAAAAAGTGGTCAAACAATAAGAGACATTAGTATTTTACCACGTATAAATGATAATATATGGGGTAAAAACTTATCAGGAACAGATGAAATATCATCATATGGTAATGAAAAAGATACAAGGATTATCAAAGGTAACACAAATATATTAAGAAAATTTTTCAATAGATTATATAAACCTGTAAATAACTACGATGATATAAATAACGATATATTACCTATTATACAACCAACAATAAAGGCTTTAACAGATTTTGAAGAATATAAAAGGGCGCTAAATACTGAAAATGATAAATCAATGAAAAAATGTATAAAATCTAATAATGATAAACTTATTGAACAAATCGAAGGAAATATAAAAAAATTAAATCAAGATTATTTTGTTATAAGCGTAAAATATGATACGATCTGTTTGAAATATAATAATATATCACTAGCTATCATGATATTATCAGCATTATCTACATTTGTAGAGGCATTAAGACTTACAATAACAGAATATATGAAAAACAATATAGAAACAATTTTAATAGATATTGGAACATTTACATTAACAGTGAATGTATTAATGCTTATAACAGGTACTATTGTAACAATATTAAGCAGTATAATAAGGTTCAAGAATTACAGAGAAATAATGGAGAAATTAAAAAATATTCAAAATATGATTATGAAATATATCATTCTTTATAGTAAACAACTTGATATCATTAATACTTATAGTGTAAAAGGAGTAATGGATGATGATATATTTGCCGAATTCCATGCAAAAATAAAGGAATATAATAAAGAAATAAATGATAATATCAATATATTAGAGGATATACGTAATAGCGATGTTATTAAACTTCAAAAATATAGACACTTTTTTGATATTAAAATAGATAAGATGCAAAAAGAAAAGGAACTGAAACTCCTTGAATTGCAACATAAAAAAGATATTGAGATCGCGTCACTTAACAGATCTAAAGATATAGAATTATATAAGATAAGTAATAACAAAAATAAAATGATAAATAACCTAGATTTCATAAAAGAAGAATATGAAAAACATAAGTTTGTTGAACTTACCAAACTCAATAATAAGATTAATTTAGACTTAGAACAAAACCGTATTGATTTTGAAAAAAAATCTCGAAAAATATAAAGGATATCTCAATATATATTTGATTGATAAGAATTTGCAGATTTCATAAAGTTATTTTTATAAAGAAGAAAAAGTACATAATATTTTTTAATTTGAATACGCAAGACCTCCCATACCAGAAAGTATACGGAGAACATTATAATTTACTGCAAATACATAAACAGTTCCCTCTACAGATGATGACATTGATAAAACTGCAGTATCAATACGTGACATATTTAAAGTTCCACTAGGTTGATGTTCTTCTGGTTTAAGAGCAAAAGAATATACATTAATTCCTCCGTGGAAAATGTCTGGGGTATTTTCGTGATGTTGATAAGGTTGTACTAATGAGAAGTAAGTACCATTTCTCTCTGCAAATCGGTCGTTACCATTTAACATAATCTTTGAACGCATTACAGGATTAGTAGAAGTTAGATAATTATTACTTACAGTATTATCAGTATCTCCTTTTGCAGATGAAAAATTATTCCAATATACACCAGGTTTGGATGTATTTCTAATAACCCATATTAATTCCTTACATGGGTGATTAAAATTCATACGTATACTCTTCATAGAAGTCGAATCAACACTCTTAGAAATACTGTCAGATCCAGTAAATTGAAGCTGTTCGATAAGATACTCATGTGATAGCTGGGCAAATCGGCGTCTTTCATCAGTATCTAAAAATATATAATCTACCCATAATTTAGCATCATTAAGAACTAGATCTGTGTCATATGTGAAGAAGTCTGTCTCAGCATTATTATTAGGACCATCGACTTGTTGGATAACATCTTGTATATTAGTATAATTAAATGAATTTTTATCAACAAGGTTCATAGCATTCTCATATTCGATATTAATCTTAACTTCGTGATATTGTAAAGCAATTAATGGTAATGCAAGACCAACGTTACGGCAGAACCAGAATTCTAAAGGAACGTATAGTTCATAAGATTTCCCACTATTTAATTGTATAGAACGGTTATACATATCAGCACCAACCATGGTATAATAACCTTCTTTTTTACCAGGAGGTAGAGTTAATTCATTCCAAATATATAACCATTCTGAATAATGCTTATCTATTCTTTGACCTCCAATTTCTAGCTCAATTGTTTTTAATAATTTTTGTCCAAAATTAGGAACAAGAGGGATAGGTAATGAAGCATGTTTATTATGTAACGAACCATTAAAATATACACGATGTATTAAATCACCGTTGCGTGTAATTTGCACGCTAACACGGGAGCCAAGAGCATTATTTCCAGTAGGAGTTTGCTCAATTGCTTCAATTGCAAAATTAGTATGGCGACGATATACTACTTTGAAGAAAGTAATTTGAGGATTGCCAGTTAGATAAACATCCTGTGCACCATATGCTACAAGTTGAAGAAGACCACCGCCCATTTATGCTATATTCTTTATACTATAATAGGAGAAAAAAAAAGCGAACATATTTATGTACTTAGTAAATGTCAGATGCGTAAATAAACATTGAAAATTAATTTGAATAGGCAAGCCCACCCATTCCAGATAAAATACGAAGAACGTTATAATTTACAGCATATACATATAAATTAACTCTACCAGAAGACATAGCAGTTGCATAATCTGTATCCGAAGTCATGCTTAAGTTAAGAACTGCAGTATCAATACGAGACATATTAAGAGTTCCACTTGGTTGATGTTCTTCAGGTTTAAGTGCAAACGAATAAACATTAATACCCGCATTGGATGGTACATTCTCATGATGTTGGAAAGGTTGTATTAAATTAAAATATGATCCGTTTCTTTGAGCGAAACGATCATTTCCATTTAATACTAACTTACCATTTGTAATAGGATTAAGTGATGTAATAGCATTATTTCCTAGTTCACTCTTGAGATCTTTTAAGGTAGTTCCTGCATTAGTTACTGTTGCAATACCTCCAATATTGGTTGTATAGTTGAACCAATTATTATTATCTTTATCTTTTGTATTAGTCTTAGCAAGTGAAACCCATACTAATTCTTTACAAGGATGATTAAAAGATAGTTTTGGCTTGATATTTGCATTAAGAACCGCTTCTTGACCAGTAAACTGAAGTTGTTCAATAAGATATTCGTGTGATAACTGAGCAAAACGACGTCTTTCATCAGTGTCTAAGAATATATAATCTACCCATAACGAAGCAGTAAAACTGGTTGGATTAGCACTAGAAGTTCCTGCACAATTTTCAGCAGACTCAAAATTAAGATTTATCTTGACTTCGTGATACTGAAGGGCAATTAATGGGAGTGCAAGTCCAACATTTCTGCAAAACCAAAATTCAAGAGGAACATATAACATATTAGTGATTTTTCCACCATATGCACCTATCATTTCATTGTATCCAGCTCTTTTAGACACAGGTAATGATAATTCATTCCATATGTATAACCAATGAGAATAGTGTTTGTCAATCTTTTGACCTCCAATTTCGATTTCTACATAATTAATCAATCTTAGCCCGAAATTAGGACATAAGATTACATTGTTATTTGACATATCAAGAGCTAGATATATTCTATGTATTAAATCACCATTTCTTGAAATTTGACAAGTCACTCTTTGACCATATCCAGGGTTTCCATTAAAGGTTTGTTGAATTGCTTCAATTGCAAAATTAGTATGGCGACGATATACTACTTTGAAGAAAGTAATTTGAGGATTGCCAGTTAGATAAACATCCTGTGCACCATATGCTACAAGTTGAAGAAGACCACCGCCCATTTATGCTATATTCTTTATACTATAATAGGAGAAAAAAAAAGCAAGAAATAATCGTGTTTGTACACTTTTTTATTTTGATATTTATACACAGGTTTATATGTTTTATTACATGAACTAATTTGAGTAAGCAAGACCACCCATACCAGATAGAATACGGAGGACGTTATAATTTACAGCATATACATTTATACCATCATATGATATTGAACTATCAGTATCAACTGAAAGAACAGCAGTATCAATTCTTGACATATTAAGTGTTCCACTTGGTTGATGATCTTCTGGTTTGAGAGCAAATGAATAGACGTTAATACCCTTGTTCATTGGAATATTTGTATGGTGTTGATAAGGTTGAACATAATTAAAATATGAACCACTACGTTCAGCAAATCTATCATTACCGTTTAATTGTAATAAACATGATAAGAATGGGTTTGCAGAAGAACTAGATGGTTGTATACCATATATATGATTATTTGCACTTAATGTAAATGTATTACCGTCAACTGCATTCACAGGGTCTGATACATCAAACTCATTCTTATTTGTATAATTATACCAATGAGCCATACCAGACGAAGCCTGCTTAGCAACCCAAATTAATTCCTTACATGGGTGATTGAAATTAAGCTTAATACGATTTCTACCAGTATTTAAAGTTTCCTGACCTGTAAATTGAAGTTGTTCTATGAGATACTCGTGAGATAACTGAGCAAATCTGCGTCTTTCATCAGTATCTAAGAATATGTAATCTACCCATATAGCAGCTTCAGTAAAATCAGTAACAGAAGAAGAAGTTCCAGACGCTACACATTTATCTTTGACTTCGAATTCAATCTTGAGTTTAACTTCGTGATATTGTAAAGCAATTAATGGAAGAGCTAATCCTACATTTCTACAGAACCAGAATTCAAGAGGTATATATAAATATGTGCCACTAGTTTTAGCAACACTACTGACAATATCAGCATCTGCACCAACCATCATATCGTAACCATATCTCTTTCCTACTGGTAAAGAAAGTTCATTCCATATATATAACCAATCAGAATAATGTTTATCAATTTGTTGCCCTCCAATTTCTATAACAACAGACTTAATTAGGCGAAGTCCTAGATAATTTACATATTTGGGAGTTCCACTAACATCAGCAAGTCCTGGAATTTTGACTTGTAAATAAACACGATTAATTAAGTCACCATTACGAGATACTTGACAATAAACAGTATTACCATATCCAGGAGTTCCATTAAATGTTTGTTGAATTGCTTCCATTGCAAAATTAGTATGGCGACGATAAACTACTTTGAAGAAAGTAATTTGAGGGTTGCCAGTTAGATAAACATCCTGTGCACCATATGCTACAAGTTGAAGAAGACCACCACCCATTTATGCTATATTCTTTATACTATTAGAGGAGAAAAAAATATGGATTAGTATACGAATAGAATAATACAACTTATAGTATATAAAAACTTCTCGTAAACAATCTTATATAGTATGTTTAAAGAAAAATCATCTAAAAAAAAACTTAATATAGACAATAGAGACACGTCAACATTAGATGCCATGCATAATAAAATGATAAAAAAATTTGATAACACTAATAAGGAGAAGGAAAATCATAAGGTAAATTTACTGAATTATGAAAGAATTAATAATAATATTCTAAATCAAATTGAATATTTGAAAACTTTGAACGACAAGGACATGATAAATTTATTATGGTCTAGCAATATAGAAATTAAGGAAAAAATAATTGAAACAAATAAAAGATTAATCGAATTAGATTGTTTTGATGAAATAGAATACTATAAACATACTAGCGATATATTATTTCAATATTATGATACTGTTGAAAAACAATCAAATATAAATAATTTTACAAGTTCATTAATATCATCACCTCAAATTCAGTCTATATCTTGTGTACATAAAATATGCAAGAGCGATTCTAAAAAAAAAAGGGTAGCCGTAAATTGTGTAAATGTATTAGATGCTCTAAATAATTTAAATCAAAATACACATCAAGAAACAACAGAAAATATAATTACTAATGATGTAAAATCTACAGCACCTAATGAAAATACAATTGATAAAAGCTCATTAGTAGATAAATATCTTTCCATAATAAACAAACAACATGTTAAAAAAGTGGATCAAGATGAAATTGAAATATGTAAGGTTTGTAAAAGTTCTATGATTTGTTTACAATATGATGCTATTATGATATGTGATCACTGTGGTTATCAAGAACTATTATTAGTAGAACAAAACCGTCCAATATTAAAACAAAATACAAAAGATACATCTCATTTTAGTTATAAACGTATAAATCATTTTAGAGAATGGTGTAATCAAGTTCAAGGTAAGGAAAGCACAGATATCCCAGATGAAGTATTTGAAAAAATATTGAATGAAATAAAAAAAGAAAAGATTGTAGATACCAAAACAATAACCTATGGCAAAATGAGGGATATTTTAAAAAGATTACGTATAAATAAGTATTACGAACATATCAACTATATAATAAATAGGATAAATGGTATACCTACGCCCCAATTTAGTCCGGAACTAGAAGATAAACTATGTAATATGTTTAGAAATATACAAGGTCCATTTTTAAAACATTGCCCGAAAGACAGAAAGAATTTTTTATCATATAGTTATGTTTTGTACAAATTTTTTCAAATATTAGGTCTTTATGAATATCTTAAATACTTTCCATTATTAAAAAGTAGAGAAAAACTTTATGTTCAAGACCAAATTTGGAAGAAAATATGTAAGGAATTAAATTATGAAATTATACCTTCGTTATAAAAATTTCATCAAAAAATTATTTTTTTACATTCCATTAGGAAATCCAACCATACGGAAACCAGCACCAAGACCAACACCTTGACGAGCACCTGCTGATACAGAAGGGGCGAGAAGATCAAGAACAGAGAATACACACGCTGCTGTTAAAGCAATCATCCATATTTCTCCCCATTCCAGTTTAGATTTTGGTAAAATAAGAGCAACAAGTGCAACAATTAATCCTTCAAATGCATACTTTACAACGCGAATTAAAGCCTCCCAAACATCAATAGAATATTCCATATTTTAACTTATTCTTATACTATATTAAAAGAATATTTATTTTTGTATAAAAATTATATAAGATTAAAAATATATTTTATTATATAAAATGACTAATAGTGCAGTTGTAAGTACAAAAGAAACAGATTATCTTGACGAGGATAAACCTATTAGAGGGCAAAACTTTGCATTGTTATCTTTTGTTAGTCCCGAAGATGTTTTGATGAATAAAGAGGTTTATTATTTTAGTAAATTTATGGAACAATTTGGTAAAGATATGAAAACACTTCTAGATGGTATTTCTGCAAAGTATACTGATTCAAAAGATCTAATTGATACTATCAATCAAAATCATTCATATATTTTCAACCCCAAAGACTTGAACGAACAATATAATTTCTTCAAATCTGTAAATAGTAATGAAATAGAGTCTAGTTTCCACAAAGATAATAATTTTGTAACTACTATGCGTGGTATTAAAGTAAGGGGTATCTTTGATACTATTGAAGAAGCCAAAAATAGAAGTGAATTCTTGAAGAGAATTGATAATAAATTTAATATTTATATTGCACAAGTAGGGTGTTGGTGTCCTTGGTCTCCTAATCCAGATGCCCTAGATAATCAAGAATATGCAGAAACACAATTAAATACACTTATGAAAGAATATAAGAAAAATATGGAAGAAAAAGATGTTGTTTTTGAACAAAGAAAAACCGCTCATATTGACAACAAAGAGGTTGATGCAAATAACATGTCAGATATTCAAAAAAGTATCGAAGAAGTAGATACATGGAGTGCGCAAAAAATAAACCAAGACAATGATATTACAGACAATATTACTCCGGATATCGATACAAATAAAACTGAATAATTTTCTATACTGTATTAGTAAGAAATGAAGGCAATTGCTATATTTTTGTTATTCATAGGGTGTTTATTAATAATTCAAGGTTATTATAATAATAAGGAACTATGTCCTAAAGAAAAGGTAGTAATAAAATATGTTCCAAGAAATATTTATGAAGACCAACTTAGTCCATCTGAAAGCCTACAAACATTTTATAAAAGTATGTTTGAAGACATTTTTTTACCATAATGTATTATTATTTTTGTCCTTAATATAGTAAATGAATATATTGAGAAATATTGAAAAATCAATTTTAGGTCATATAGAGGATCATAATAAATATAATTTAGATATAACCAAAAATATGATCAAAACTTTTTTTGAAAATAAAAAAGGTTTGGATGAAATTAATGAGAAAAAATATAATAATTATATGGCATTGTTTGAAAATGAAAGAATAAAAAATAGTATTGAATATGATATATATGTTAAAGAAAGAAATGGATTGAAAACTATTTGGGATAAAACTAAATCTAAAGCAGCTTTACTTGATATGTTGAAATTTCCTAAACCAACTATGAAGCAAATACCTGAAGTATACTCTTATGGAATATTGGAAATCCGCGACAAGAGATTACCAATTATACCTATAGCTATTAAAGATATTAACCCTAAAAAAATTACAATGGTAAACAAACCCAAAGAACCCAAGGTAGCCAAGGTAGCCAAAGAACCCAAGGTACCTAAATAACCCAAGGTAGCCAAGGTAGCCAAGGTACCTAAAGAACCCAAGGTAGCCAAAGAACCCAAGGTACCTAAAGAACCCAAGGTAGCCAAAGAACCCAAGGTACCTAAAGAACCCAAGGTAGCCAAGGTACCTAAAGAACCCAAGGTAGCCAAAGAACCCAAGGTACCTAAAGAACCCAATGTAGCCAAAGAACCTAAAGTGTAAACATGTATCCTCTATAATAATGTGTGTAAAGTGAAAAAAATATTTTTTTCAAGGGGGGGGGGGCGTTTTTAGTAATATACTTTTCAAACCTTATTCATTTTGATAAATATGTCAAACTCTTCTAAAACGATCTTCTTGAAAAAGGCAGGTGTTTTATATGTACATTTCGTGATGATAGGACGAAATTCGTTTATTTTTGTGATACACATATCATTCACTTTGCCTGGTAGATAACTGTGTTTATTAATGTCATTCATGTATTTTACCATTTCATAGAAGACATAAATTCTACTACAGATGTTGCCATAACCCATGATATGCGCGAGAAAACTGATTGTTTCTACTTGATTTTTATAAGTGTCGTTCATAAGTATCGAGGTTTTGCTCTCCATGTTTTGACGAAAATTGAACGAACGGTTTGACTGTATCATATGGTTCATATTTTCATAGATGTAATACGGATTAATGTCGATATTATGCCAATTACAGTTGTCACTGCGAAAGCAATATCCGATCGTAGATGATTCGAACTTATTGAAACCACTCCTCTTTTTAAAAAGTTCGTCATAATAGCTCATGAGCAGATCAGATATTACATTCTTGATATGCGCGCTACTCTCGCTGTTGATAGCGCATTCTTTGAACAACTGGAACATTTTGAAGGTACTGTTGATGCTATCAGTTGATGTTTCGATGTCGGTGAATGTAATCGCAACAATAGCATCCTTGTCTTGTTTACAAATTGCTTCTAAAATATCTTGGAAAGCCTGAAACGTAAAATAGCCATGGTTGATAGCGTAAATAAGATCGTCTGACGAAATGTCCGAATTTTCCTGTAAGAATACATTGGTTTCGATGAGATTTTTCACAAGTTCTTTTTTCTGATAAGCATTTGAAACTGATGCCAAATTTTCAACAGTTGGTATGTCGAAATTAGTAGCAATGTTATTCATGAAAATATCACGGGGGATATCGCAAATGGATGTCATCGTTATAATGATAGCTGTAAAAACAAAAGTTTGTATCAGTTTTTTCACACGATGTTGATTTTTGAGACAAATGTATGTGCACGATATTCTTTGTATCATAAGATTTATTTACACAAACGGCTAATGACATGCAATAAAGTAATTTTATAGATGACCCTAAAAATAAATCATTCAAATATAAAAAAAACTATTATAATAGATATAATAGAATAAATGAAGGAAAATAATGAATTTAATATTAATTGGATCAGTTTTTTTATCGCGTTTGCAGCAGGAGTATTTTATGTTTATGCATCTTCACCTCAACCAAGACTTGTAATTAAATATCCAACCCCATATAATGCAAATACTATATTATACCAAAATAATGATAATATTTGTTACAAATATAATGCTGAAGAAGTAACATGTACAAATGATGCTATTCCGCAACCGATAATATAAAATATAATAAGATTATATAGATATATATTAGAACGATGAAGGATAATCAATCGACATTAGCTATAACTATTAATAGACTTTTTTATCAAAAGGATGGACAAATTGTTGTCAGTGCATTATTTGGATTAGCACTAGCTCTTATATTTAGAAGAGTGTGCAAGGATAATTGTGTAATATATTATGCTCCTGATATAAAAGAGGTTGATAATAAAATATTTAAATTAGAGGATACATGTTATAAATATAAGCCGCATTCTGTAAAATGCAATAATAAAGACAAAACATTAAAGGTATATAATATAAATACAAACCCAGAAAACCAAATAATAGACCAAGGTTTATTTTCAAAAATATTTTCGTAATTGCGTTATATACATAATAATCAAAATGTAATATATTATTAGATTACAATAATGTCTATATCAACATCTATGTCAACGCCATTAAACAGTTTACCATTAAAAACACAGCAAACTTCTAATGAATCAAGTGATATAAGCGATCCTATGGTACAAGATGTTTTAAATGAATTTCAAGAAGAACTTCTTATGTCAAAATCTCAAGATATACCAAAAAACCAAAATGTACAAAATATGTATAACTCTGATATTTTACATAGTCAACAACAGCAACAACAACAGCAACAACAGCAACAACAGCAACAATATCACCATCAATCTCAACAATCGTCAATGTATCAACCTCCTCAACAATATAACGCTTTCCAGCAATCCAATAAATTTATGAATAGTTATAGTGATAAATCCACATATGCGTATTTAGATTTAGATCTTGTAAAACAAATATTAATAATTGTAATAATTGTTGTATTAATTTTTCATTCAAATATGATTGAAATGATCTATGAAAAATTACCACCATATATAAATGAAATATTAATTAGTTTTGATATATATATAAGAGCTGTAATTATATTTATTGTATTATATGTTCTAGCTTTTTTTGAATATATTTAGAAATCATAATTTTTAACAGAATATTTTGCTGATTTATAATTTGAAAATATATTAAAGTATTTAAGTAAGAAAAAAATAGCTAACGCAAATGATAAAAAGATCATAAATATTGTAAAACCAAAAAGTATAGTATAAGATGCATTATCAAAAATATTTTTATTTATAAGTGTTATTGATAAAACTATAATACAATAAATTAAAGATATTGTTGATATTATTGTAATAAACATATACTGATTATAGTCGTTTAAAGTATAAGACCATACTAATAACATAGTTACTAAAATACCTAATACTACATATCCAAATATAGTAAATACACTCTTTACAGTATCATTGCTTTCATTATCTGAAACGAATTTTTCATTAAAAAAATTCATTTGATTATTTTTCTATTTAAATACATACATAATAAATTATTGTTTTAGTATATATTGAAGTTTAACGTACCCATAAAAGAGTTCTTCTCATCATATCCCTGGATGTGTATATTTTTATTATCTAACCCTTGTGACCCATATACATTTTCATTTATACCTACTATTTCATTATTATAATTTTCTTCACTCACTATATTATTTTGTGCGGCTAATAGATGTTCTTCTGATGTATATGGAATTTGTGTACTTGTACTTGTATTTATATTGTTATCTTTTTTTTCTATCTGTAATTTACATGGTTTATCTATTGAACACATTTCTACATTTTCTGTATTATCAACTTTATTTGATGCTTCATTCTTCTGTTCATCTAATATATCAGAACTCTTTTGATTTTTGAGTTCATTACTATATAACTTAAAATAAAATGCCAAGAGACATAAAGCTAAAATAAACCCAGTTATATTATCAATAAATAATAATATTATCATTACTAACAATGCTAAATACAATTGCACTGAAGCGTTCTTAAAAAGTGTGGAGTATGGGATATTCGAATAAAATATTGTAATCAATAGTAATACAAGTGCCAATATTCTAAAAGAATTTATAATCATTTCTATTATAATTTATATAAAAAAATGATATGTTACTATATATGTAAATTTAATCAAAATGTTTTCAATATTATCAAATAATGGATATGGAATATTAAAAACTGCAATTGATGATATTAAATTAGATGAAATAAAAAACGACCTAACAATGAAACCGCATAAAAATTTCAGTATGACCAATAATACACAAGAACAATGTTTTACTCTTTTTAAAGAAAATACAAGTAGAATTTATGTACCTCGTTATTATGGTTTGCAAAAATTTGGACTACCCACATTGAGTAAATTAAACAGTGGGAAAGATTGTAATTTGGAATTTATTGGCAACTTAAGAGAAAGTCAACTGGAACCAGTTTCTAATTTTATACAAGCTGCTAAAGATCCTTCGAAAATGGGAGGAATAATTTCTGTACCATGTGGTTTCGGTAAAACTATTATGAGTTTATATATTGCATGTCAATTAAAAACTAAAACTATGTTTGTTAGTCATAAAGATTTCTTAAACCAACAATTTTTAGATACTGTAAAGGAATTTGCACCATCTGCTAAAATAGGAAAAATAAAACAAAATAAAATAGACGTGAAAGATAAGGATATAATTATTGCATCGCTACAGTCTCTTGCTATGAGAGATTATCCAGGTGAAATATTTGAAGATATTGGGTTTGTTATTATAGATGAGGTACATCATACAGGTGCACAAGTATTCTGTCAAGCATTCAAAAAATTAAACAATCCAGTTATTTTAGGCTTATCAGCTACATTAAATCGCAAAGATGGAATGCGAAAGGTTTTTGAATATTATATCGGCAAATCAGTATATAATCACAAAAATCAAGAAACAATGGATGTCAAAGTACAGATACATAAATATTTTGAAACACATATTGATTATTGTAGCGTAAAACTTTTATGGAATGGAAAAGAAAATATAGCATCTATGATAAATAATATATGTGCATTTACTCCTAGAACAGAATATATTATTGATTTGTTGAAAACTATTTTAATAAAGGAACCAAATAGAAAGGTTTTATTATTAAGTGAAAGAAGAAATCTATTAAAAGATATAGAACAATTAATTGTTAGAGATAAAATAGCAGATTATGGTTATTATGTAGGTGGAATGTCTCAATCTGAGTTGAATAATTCAGCAGAAAAACAAATTATTTTAGCAACTTATCAATTAGCATCAGAAGGATTTAACGTTCCTTCTTTGAATACAGTAATTTTTGCAAGTCCAATATCAGATATCCAACAATCTATTGGTCGAATATTAAGAGAAAGGCCTGATCAGAGAAAATATACACCATTATGTATAGATATTTTAGACGATTTCTCTGTATTTAAAAACAAAGGATATGCTAGATTGCGATACTATAACAAGAATAATTATGATGTAGAATATTATCAAGATAAGAAAAAACTAGAAATTATTGAAGAAAGGGATGTAAAAATCAAAGTACAGTTCTTAGAAGACGACTAATAATTGTATAATATATTATTAGATAATGAACAGGAATCCTAGTCAATATTTTGACACTTCAGTCATAATAAATGTATTTGGATTTGCGTTATTTTTAATTATTGCATTATTTTGTTATAAATATTTTTTTATTAACATTGAATATACCAAAAAATATGATAAAGTAAGATGTCCGCCTAATATAGCACATTCTTATAAAATAATTAATAATAATGAATTAAATAAAGCACATACAGACAATAATAATATATATCATATAAATGATATAAATAATATAAATGATAATATGAACGGATTTCAATCGGAAGTTATCAAACCTAAAAAACAAATATTTTCACAAGAATTAGAAGATATATATACTTTATCAAGTATACATGATTATCCTAAACAAACAAATGATATAATAAAACCTAACAAAAGTGACCTACCTATAATAAATGTTCCTATGTTTATATTAAAAGATAATGATAAACCATTAAGGTTATCAGAAAAACCTATATCATAAATATATATTTATTGAATAATTTCTAAAGGTTTCCATTTCTCAAATTTATTATCATAAATACACTTGAACTTTATATGCGTTGTTACATTCTTATCTTTAAATGCATTTCTTAAAATTTTGCTAATACTTAATGTTTGTACAAGTGCAATACCAATACTATGTATATTTAAAATATCACATGTCTCGTATATATTATATATGTCTGGTTCATTGGTTTTAACCAAATATAAAATTTTCTCATTTTCATACAACTGGATTTTACATCTATCTATTTTTTCTATATTATCTGCTTTTAATTCTACAGGTTCATAAACAACTTTATTAATGGATTGAGTTATGTTTGATATATTTTCATCACATGCTTGTACTACAATTGATTGAAATTCAGTTTTATCCTTGGTATTACGAATAACACTTATAATATTACTTTCATCAAAATTATAAAGCTTTGGTTTATATTTTAAGTCATATGGCCATATATATATACCACGACATGTATAATTAAGTTTTTGAGATACATTAACAATATCTGATATAGACTCTTTATACATATTAAAATACGTTTTCACCTTGAAATTACATACATCTATAGTGTTATCAGGAGTATACTGTTTTGATAATAAATTATATATTATATTAAGTCTGTCTGGTAAAGATTTATTATAAAGTTGCTGACCTTCAAAACAAATTATATCATTTATCAAAAACGTCCAACTATTATCCTTACATTTAACCATTTCGCCATCCAAAAGAGTATTTTTAAATAGTGATTTTGCAAAAAGACCTCTTCCTAGTAAAATTCTTGGTCGCTGATATCCTGGATGAATTTTTTTATCTATATAGTATATAATTTCTACATCATTATATAATGTAAAATATAAATAATATCTATTTCCATTAGATCTTAAGTTCATCATATGATTATTTGACAAAATAAATTTAATATTGTTTTCATCAAGATTATGATGATGGCGTTGCAGAATTTTAATTCTATATAGGTTTTGCAATTGATCTAATATCATATCTTTATGATCATTGCTTTTAATATTATATGCAATTCTATTTGAAAAGCTGATAATTCCCAACATATGTTATATGTTATATGTTATATATATCATTTTTTTATATATTTCTTACACCATTTACAACAAATATAATATATAATATATAAGATTAAGTTAATATTATCAAAAATATGACAAAATATATTTTATCAATTGAAGATGAATTTGTTGCAGGTGTAGACGAAGTTGCAAGAGGTACATTTATCGGACCTGTAATTGCAGCTTGTGTTGTATTACCTCAAAACTTTACAAATGATAAATATAAGGAAATTAAGGATTCAAAAAAATTAACTCCAAAAAAAAGAAGTGAATTAGCGGAGTATATAAAAGATATATGTGTCACATACGGTATTGGTATATCATCTAATAAAGAAATTGACGATTTAAATATTTTGAATGCTACAATGAAAGCAATGCATAGGGCTGTCGATGAAGCATACCAAAAAAAATCATTTGGAAAAATTTTGATAGATGGGCCTTATTTCAATGGATATGTTCCTCGCGGTTGTGATCAAGATGTAATAGAACATATATGTATACCAAAAGGTGATTCTAACTATCTTTCTATTGCAGCTGCATCTATAATTGCAAAAGATTTTCATACAAAACTTATTAAAGATCTAGTTCAAAAAAACCAAATATTAAAATTATATGATATTGAAAATAATAAAGGTTATGGAACTGCAAAACATTTAGCAGCAATTAAACAATATGGGATAACAGAATTTCATAGAAAATCTTTTGGAATATGTAAACTATATAATACCTAAACAAAAAGAAAAATAAGATAAAAATAATTATTTCTATAAAATCTAAAGCTATGTTTTAGGTAATTTGCTAAATGTTCTTTGCTTAACTTATTTTTACAATGTAGCTAGCAACTTTAATTTTGCTTGGTTTACATGCGATCAATCTTATATTTTACATATTTACACAATATACTATCAATAATAAAATACAAAAATAAAAATATCCCAGACGCTATAATAAATTTTAAGTAAATTATCATTTTTATATGCATATATAAGTATATTTTTATATATTGTTAATACTTACACCCTATATCTGTCCATGTAATATCGCATGCTTTTGCATATTGGCAGCGGTATTTATTTTGTTCTGGCGTATCTTTATCGAGATCTGCTAATACTTGAGGATACACTACATTACATATCAATGGTGATTTAGCAATATAGTTCACCGCGGTTAATTGGTCATTGATTTTTATTGAATTAGTACTATCATATGATAGTGATAAATTACTATTACTATATAAACCTGAAAATTGCGCATATTTTGCAAGTTTTTCATCAGTATATGATGGTTTAGTAACATATGTGTAATCAACTTTATCCGAAACCGTTTGTGAATTTTTTTGACCATTTATATACGTGTTAACATTATTTTTGTACATATTTTCCCTATAAGTTTTATGTTTATCAATGGTATCATATACATTTTGGTCAATTTCACATTTGTATTTTATTTTATCGTCATTTATACCATTAATATTATCAAACAGTTTACCATTTTTATTATTCGTTATTAATTTGTTTGCAAGCGTTTTGTCAACTTTTTTCAACACCCAATAGTCTGGACATACAATATTATTGTCTTTATCGATTATATCTCTTATTTTACGAGGCTTTAAATCATATATAGAATAACTTAAAAATATGATAATAAATATAGCACCTATAATAAATGTTATTGCAGCTGGAAGCATTCTTTTGTATATATATTCTTTTCCAATTTCTGTATAAAAGATTACTAATAATAATCCAATAGCGCAAATACCATATACAAGACAAACAATAAATGTACCTTTATACATATCTAATTTTTCTTTTTGAAAGACTTCCATCTCATGTTCTGTAGGTTCAAATCCCAATCCATTGAAAGCTTTATTATCTATAGCAGTTTTTAGCGAACTAGACATTTTTTAATATTTATTGCTATTCTTCTATAATATTAAATTATTTTATATATTGAATACCATTTCTATAGCTTTAATTCTAATGTTTTAAAGCCTTTTTGTGAAGCTAATACAGATCTTTCCAATGGTTCAGGTAATGTACTTATATCATATCTGAATTTTTCATCTTGTTTTAAGTTTGTTAATATTCGCGGTACACTCCATTCAATAACCATTATGTTTAAATTGCGCACTTGTTCATTTATATTATTAGGCATATTCTTACTATATTGAAAGTATATAGAACGCATTATAATTTTTAATTCATCATCACTTTGACGCCCGATATTATATTTACCATTAGATTGATTTAATATAGTATTTCTAATACCAAGTTGTAATAAATTAATATTTTCAATTGAAAAAAACATATCCGATACGGCAGTACAATTTAAATTACGCGAAGTAATATTTTGAGGGCTTTCTGTATTACTTATATTATTTTTTTCTAAATTAAAGGTGTTTGGTATGGTATCAAAACCATTAACTCTTCCATTTAAGTAACTATTCATATTTCTTCTTATACTATAGATTTATTTTCATTTTATATAGTAGTATAAAATGTCGAATTGCAAAGATATTAAATTTTGCGTTGTAGAAATGTTAAGTAATTCTGCAACCAAAATATATCCAAAAGATAAAGCGAAAATTATTAACATATTAACAAAATATATAGATATACTTATTTTCAATATTGTTGCTGTAGCATGCGTTATTTGCTTACGTTTAGGTATGAAAAAATTATTAAAAGAGCATGTAGTACATTTACAAAAATATATAGATAAAAGATGTTGCATCAAAAGATCTGCTACATATTCTTCAATGAAGGGTGGTGCTTTTAATACTGCAGCATTTTATGGTGTAAATGAACCACAATATTCTACAACAAACGCTACAACAGATGTAATGAATGTTGATTGGGTCAATAATTTGGCTAGACCAAGACTTAATATGACTATGTTTGGAGGTATGAAACATTGCAATAAATTAAATTCCATAATTTTCAAAAAAATATCTAATATTTTTAAATTTTTCAGGGTAAAAGCAACCAAAAGCATAATTAAGGATTTTGTTGAAATTTATAATAATCATGTTCATGAGTTATTTTTGAATTTAGAGAAATCAAAAAAAGAGATTTCTGCAAATAAACTACTATCTATTATAAAAAAATCAAAAATTCTAAAAAATGATACTTAAAAATAAACATCATTATTATCAATAATGCCTATATTAACCATTGATGGCAATATAGGAGCATGTAAAACAAGTGTTTTGAATTATTTTCACAAAAATTATAAAATGGCTATTGATATTGAACCAGTAGAATGTTGGAATACATATTTAAATAATCTTTATACAAACGAAAAAGAAAGTACATATAATTTTCAAATAAAGGTTTGGATGGATCGTTGTTGGATACAAGAAAAGTCAAACATTCCAATATTAATGGAAAGAAGTCCCTATTTTATTAAAAATGTTTTTATTGAAAAAGCTCTTGAAGATAATACAATTGACATGGACCAATATAAAATTCTTCAAGGATTATATCAAAAAACAGACAATTTATGGAAACCTTACGGGTATATATATTTAAAATCTAATCCAGAAATGTGTATGCAAAGAATAATCAAAAGAGGAAGATTGTCTGAAAAAAATATTAAGTATGAATATATAAAAAGAATTCATGAATTACACGAATGTAAAATAACTGAAGCATTGCAAAAAAATATGAATATATTAGTTATTAATATTGAAAATAAAAGTATTTCAGAAATATGTACAGAAATAATGAATAGTAACATATTTCTGAAATTTACAATATAACTTTGTATTGAGAAAAATGAAACAAAATATTATTTTTATATTTGAAAGGAATATACATTCTATTCATATTTAGCCGATTGCATATAAAAAAATGATAATATATATTATTCAATAGTTTCATAACAAATCTATGCCTGTCGTAAAAGCTGTTGAAGAAAAATACAAAAAATATGAATTATTAGAACATATTTTAGCACTTCCAGATACTTATATTGGTTCTGTTGAACCCCAGAAGATCACATCATATATTTATGATGATACTTCAAAGAAAATGCAGGAAAGAGAACTGGTTTATATTCCGGGTTTACTTAAAATCTTCGATGAAATCATAGTTAACGCAATTGATCATTCGATGAGACTTAAGGCAGATGAAGCAAATGGAAAAGAAGATGTCAAACATCTTAAAAATATCAGAGTAACAATTGATAAATTAAATGGTTACATTACTATTTATAATGACGGAAATGGTGTAGATATCAAAAAACATAGTACATACGGTGATCTATGGATTCCCGAACTAATATTTGGTGAACTGCTTACATCGACAAACTATGACAAAAACGAGGAAAAAATTTGGGGTGGTAAAAATGGATATGGTAGTAAGCTAACAAATATCTTTTCAAAGGAGTTTACTATAGAAACTGTAGATCATTATAGCAAAAAAATATTTACACAAACATTTAGAAATAATATGACAGAACGTGATTCTCCAATTGTTAAAGCATGTTCTAAAGTTCCATATACGCAAATTTCTTTTCTACCAGACTACCAACGATTTGGTATACCGCGTATGACTGATGATATTTACGAACTTTTTCATAGACGTGTTATTGACGCGTGTGCATCAACGTCAAAGGATGTTACAGTTACATTTAATAACGAAAAGCTTTCTATTAAGGATTTTGAAAAATATTGTGATTTATTCTTGGATAAAAAAGAGCAACCAGCAACATATGAAATGTGTGGTGAAAGATGGGAAATTGTAGCGTCAATTTCAAAATCTGGTTCATTTGAACAGCTATCTTTTGTGAACGGTATCAATACTATTAAGGGAGGAAAACATATTGAATATATCACTAATATGATTACAAAAAATCTTGTAGATATGGCTTTGTCCAAGAAAAAAAAGGTAATTAAATCTCAACATATTAAGGACAATCTCTTTATTTTCGTCAAGGCTCTAATTGTTAATCCAAGTTTTGATTCGCAAAGTAAAGAGATGCTAACAACACCTGTTGCAAAGTTTGGATCTAAATGTGAACTTAGTGAAAAGTTCTTTGATAAACTTTTTAAACAAGGAATTATTGATAAAGCACTTAGTCTTACTGAATTTTACGACAAGAAAAAACTTGTTAAAACAGACGGAAAGAAAATTTCTAAAATTATTGTTCCTAAACTTGATGATGCAAATTTAGCAGGTACTAAACATAGTGCAGAATGTACTCTTATCCTTACTGAAGGAGATTCGGCCAAGACTATGGCAATTGCAGGACTGAGTGTTATAGGCAGAGATAGATATGGTGTATTTCCACTACGAGGAAAAATATTAAATGTAAAGGACGCAACATTACAAAAGATTAGTGATAATAATGAAATTACAGCTATTAAGAAAATTATGGGTTTGGAACAAAATAAGAAGTATACAGATATTAGTCAATTAAGATACGGGTCTATAATGATTATGACAGATCAAGATCATGATGGTAGTCATATTAAAGGACTGATATTTAATATTTTCCAAAGTATGTGGCATGAACTATATCAGGCTCCTGGATTTCTTACGTCAATGCTTACACCGATTATTAAAGCAACAAATACAAAGGGTAATATTATCGAGTTTTATAATATGACTGATTATGAAAAATGGTCTCTCACAGATATTGCAAAAAGGCCTGGTTGGAAGATTAAATATTATAAAGGGCTTGGTACATCAAATGACAATGAAGCTAAAGAGTACTTCAAAAATATGAAAAAGGTTACTTATACATATGATAAATCATCAGACGAGGTAATTGATTTAGCATTTAACAAAAAACGCGCAGATGATCGTAAAGATTGGTTAGCTAATTATGATAAAGAAAATGTTCTTGATTATGCTAATCTAAATGTTGATTACAAAACATTTGTAGACAAGGATCTAATACATTTCAGCAACAGAGACTTACAAAGATCTATTAACCATATATGCGATGGATTAAAAGAAAGTACGCGTAAAATTTTATTTGCATGCTTTAAGCGCAAGCTATTTACCAACGAAATCAAGGTTGCACAATTATCGGGATATGTTAGCGAAGTATCATCTTATCATCATGGGGAAGCATCTTTACAGCAAGCAATTGTTGGTATTGCACAAATCTTTGTAGGTACTAATAATATTAATCTACTTTCTCCGAATGGTCAATTTGGGAGTAGATGTCAAGGCGGTCAAGATGCTTCATCACCAAGGTATATCTTTACTTTGCTTTCAAAACTTACAAGACTTATATTTAAGGAAGAAGATAATGCTATTTTGAAATATCAAGAAGACGACGGGCAACAAATTGAACCCGAATATTATATTCCAGTAATTCCTATGATTCTAGCAAATGGAGGTCTTGGTATTGGTACTGGATACTCTACAAATATTCCTCAATTCAATCCTAGTGATATTATCGAAACATGTAAAACCATATGTGATATTATCAAAATAGCTGGAATAGATGTAAAAACAGAAGAAGATTTAGAAAAAGTATATGATACAGTTGATGCACTGGATGTTAAAGAGTTTATCCCGTTTTATCTAGGCTTCAAAGGTAAGATTGAAAAATCAGACAAAAATACATATATTAGTAAAGGGTTATATAAATGGTTGAATGATGAAACGGTTGAAATAACAGAGTTACCTGTTGGAACATGGACTGAAGATTATAAAGATATGCTTGAAAATATGATTTCTAATAACCAAAATAATCTTAAATATTTTGAAAACCATTATACTTCAAAAAATGTAAAGTTTATATTGCATTTTAACTCGAGTAGTAGATTGACATTGGAAGATAAGTTCGATACGTTATTTAAATTGTCTTCTAGTAAAAATATGAGTTTAAATAATATGCATTTATTTAATGAACATAGTACTATTCAAAAATACGATACCACATCAGATATAATCAAATCATGGGTAGAAGTTCGTATCAAAAAATATTTTGAAAGAAAAATACATCAGATAAATATTCTCGAGAAGGATCATAATCTTCTTTCTGCAAAAATTAGATTTATTTTAGATGTTATTAATGGAAATATTCAAATTATGAACAAAAAAATATCTGAAATTACAAAAAGATTAATTGAATTAAATTATCCGAGAATTCAAAAAGAAACTTATGAAGATGAAGACCAAGACAATGATAGTAAGGATTTTCAATATCTATTGAAGATGCCTATTTCACAGCTGACATACGATAGAAAAATCATTCTAGAAAAAGAAGTCGAAGAAGTTAACAATAAATTAAATAATATGAAAAATACTAATATTGAAGACATGTGGCATTCAGATTTATGTGAATTAGAAAAGGCATGGATTGAACATAGAGATAGTATATTAAAGGAATATGAAAATGATAGATCCGGTATTGTTGAAACGAAAACTAAAAGAAAGGGTAAAAAGGATTAAAATATTTATTGTTTTATACAAGGTATATTAGGTATTAATATTCCAAAAGTTATTCCAAATATAAAAATGAGTACATAATTTATTTTTTTGAAAATTTCTGGAAAGTTTTATAAATTTAAGTTTTATTTTAATTATGTACTCAAATTATTGTTCCTTAAGTAGTCCTGGAAGGTATTAAAGCATTCTTATTATAAGGGTCATACAATATATCATATAATGATTTGCTTACAGCATAGATGATATAGTATTTGGTATTAATATCCTAAAAGTTATTCTAAATATAAAAATGAGTACATAATTTATTTTTTCAAGAAAGTTTTAGAAAGTTTTATAATTTTAAGTTTTATTTTAATTATGTACTCAAAATGAGGCTCCTTAAGTAGCAAGGATGTCTTATTATATCCTTTGGAAGGGTCATACAATATATCATATAATGATTTGCTTACAGCATAGATGATATAGTATTTGGTATTAATATCCTAAAAGTTATTCTAAATATAAAAATGAGTACATAATTTATTTTTTTAAGAAAGTTTTAGAAAGTTTTATAAATTTAAGTTTTATTTTAATTATGTACTCAAAATGAGGCTCCTTAAGTAGCAAGGATGTCTTATTATATCCTTTGGAAGGGTCATACAATATATCATATAATGATTTGCTTACAGCATAGATGATATAGTATTTGGTATTAATATCCTAAAAGTTATTCTAAATATAAAAATGAGTACATAATTTATTTTTTCAAGAAAGTTTTAGAAAGTTTTATAATTTTAAGTTTTATTTTAATTATGTACTCAAAATGAGGCTCCTTAAGTAGCAAGGATGTCTTATTATATCCTTTGGAAGGGTCATACAATATATCATATAATGATTTGCTTACAGCATAGATGATATAGTATTTGGTATTAATATCCTAAAAGTTATTCTAAATATAAAAATGAGTACATAATTTATTTTTT